CTCTTTGCGCGGTCTCAATTACACACATAGCGTGTGCTTCAGCTGCCATGTCAGCCTTTGGAAGTCTCGCGGTTAACATCTTATGAAAAGATGACTCATCTAAAGGCGCAACAATACACCCTACATCGTTATCATATCTAAACGCTCGTTTGAGAAAAGACGAGTCTTTAATATGAATGTAAGGAATACTAGCGGCTTCTTTTTCTGCCATTGTGTACTCCACACCAATACATTTCATTGCTGCTGCAATTCTAGTATGATTGAAGTTTGGACAATCTGTGCTAACACCCATGATGTTGTCATCACCATAAGTGGCCAACCGGACATTGTCTTGGAATGTTTCAATAGGTTTACCTGAAATTAAAAGATAAGCATACCGCATATATAAACTATTGACCAAGCAATTAATGATCACTGTTAAGGGATGTCCAGAAGGATTTCCTTGAATTTCAATAAGATCACCATTAAAATCGATAGTTGGGAATGCGGTATCAAATGCAATCCCACGCAAAATTTTGATGTCATCTTCCGTCCATCCTGCAGCCTCAGACATACCAATAAGAATATCAAAAGCACCCAGGATAAATGGGGCAGCCATCTTTTTATCGAACTTGCCATAATCTCCAGCAATAATTCGATCAGCACCAAATTCCGTCAAATATTCATATAAACCTGACCATTCAACGGATTGTGCAACAATACCCGGCATGGATTCAAATAAAAATGGATTATTCTGGATCATTCTAATGTGAGACAGCGTGAAGCGTCGCACAATGATAGCCCAGGCCATTTCACCGCCTGTGAAAATGCGGGTTTTTCCAGCAAGAATTTTCTTGTTTTTTGTTGCTTCGTCTTTCCCATGTCCGCAGAATTGCGCATGAAAGCGTGTATCTGACGAATAACATGAGAGAATCTTGTCACAACGATCGGAAATGATTTTATCCATTCCAATGATTTTGTTATTATCATCAAACTGAAGAAAATTTTTCTTGGAACACTTGAATGGATTGCCAGC